GGTGACGCGCCAGCGCGCCTAAGGTCTAGCGCCAGCGGTTTCTTGACTTAATTTCCGTTTCCGTGGTTTTGATCTAAACATGGCCGATGATTCAGAGCGTAATTTTTCGGCGCTTGACACAGAAGACATAGCTATGCTCTTGGGTGTCTCGTCTCGCATGATCCGTAACTACGTGAGAGACAAAGACTTGCCGTCCAAGGAAGACGGCAGGGGTCGTCGCTTCAATTGGCCTGATGTTTTGGAATGGTACGTTCGCTATCGCGCGGAAATGAGCGGAAGTGACGGAAGTGAGGCCGAGGAAAGCGGCGGCGAGGGCGACGAGTGGCAGACCGAGACCATGGAACAGGCCGAGCTTCGCAAGACGATTGCCGAAGCGGACCTGAAAGAGCTGGAACTGGCGCGCGGCCGCGGCCAGGTGGTAGCCATCCAGGACGTTCAACGGACCATGGCGAACCTAGCGAAGGCGATCCAGACAAAGATCCTGGCATGGCCGAGCAAGCTGGCGATGAAGATGGCCGGCAAACCGCGCGAGCAGATCCGGGCGATACTGGATCATGACGCCAGGCAAATCTGCCATGAACTGGCGACAATCCAGGCCAAGCCTATCGAGCCGGGGCAGGATTCAGAAGGTCAAGAAGATGGCAACGACGCCTAAAGCCTATCAGGCCTATCAGTCCAGCGCTGATTCTCTTCTTGCGCTGGACGACGCGATCAGCCTGGGGCTGAGTCTTCTGATACCTCCTCCAGCACTGAAGGTGTCGGAATGGGCGGATAGTTTCGCTTACCTGCCAGCGGGATCAGCCGAGCCTGGGCGCTGGGACACGCAAAAGGCCGAGTACCAGCGCGGCATCATGGACTCGTTTAACGATCCGTCTTTGGAGACGATTATTTTGATGATGGCCGCCCAGACCGGGAAGTCGGCCGTCTTCATCAATGTGATTGGTTATTTCGTTGACCAGGATCCATCGCATATTCTGATGGTCCAGCCGACGATTGACGACGCGGAGAAGTTCAGCAAGGATCGGATCGCAAAGATGATCGCCGAGAGCCCGAGGATCCGGCCGCTGTTTGCTTCGCCCAGGTCCCGCGATTCCAACAATACATTGCTGCATAAAGAGTTTCGCGGCGGCTTTATCCGGCTGGCCGGGGCGAACGCGCCTTCTGGCCTGGCCTCGACCCCGTTCAGAATCTTGTTATGCGACGAGGTCGATAAGTACCCGGCTTCTGCTGGGACGGAAGGAGACCCTGTAGCGCTGGCCGAAAAGCGGACGACGACCTACTGGAATCGCAAGGAAGCGCTGGCATCGACTCCGAATATTAAGCACGAGAGCCGGATCGAAGCGGCTTTTTTTACGAGCGACCAGCGCTATTACGAAGTGCCATGTCCCCAATGCGGCGAGTTCCAGGTATTGCGCTGGGACCGGCTTCGCTGGCCGTCTCCGGAGAATGGCGCAAAGAGAGTCGAGCCCGAGAATTGTTTTTATGTGTGCGTCCGGAACGGCTGCGAGATAACGGATGAAGATAAAGGGGAGATGATCCTGAAGGGCAAGTGGGTCGCCACGGCCGAGAGCCTGGACAGGAAGACGGCCGGCTTTCATATTAATGCGCTGTATTCGCCATGGATCAAGTGGTCTGAGCTGGTCCATGAATTTGTGATGGCGGCGAAGGTAGCCAAAGAGCAGCGCAATACTGAGCTGCTGAAGACTTTTGTTAATGCACGGCTGGCCGAGACCTGGGAGCTTCGCGGGGATCGGGCTGATGATGTGGAGCTGGCCCACAAGCACATGAGCGACTATGACGCCGAGGCCCCGAGCGGCGTGCTGGTACTGACGGCCGGGGTTGACGTCCAGCATGATCGCGTGGAGATCGAAGTCGTGGGCTGGGGAGTTGGCGAAGAATCATGGTCTTTGGAATACAAAGTTATTCGCGGCAATCCGGCTTTGGCTGGCTTCTGGAAAGATGTTGACGAGTATTTGCTTAAGAGGTTTCGACATGGCAGCGGGATGATGCTGCCGATCCGCTCGGCGTTTATTGATTCCGGGCACCATACGAAGCAGGTTTACGCTTTTACGCGGCGGCGATCTACGCGAGGCGTCTTTGCCTGCAAGGGCGTGGGCGGCGACGGGCATCCCCTGACGCCTCCCCGGGCCAGCATCGTCGGCAGAAATAATCGCGTGCCACTCTGGAATATTGGGACTGATGCGGCAAAGGAAGCGATCTTTTCAAGTTTCAAGATTGAAGAAAGAGGGCCGGGGTATTGCCACTGGCCGAAAGCTTACCAGAATGAACGCGGGGAGCTGATCGCCAGGCCTGAGTATGACAAAGAGTACTTCATGATGCTCACGGCTGAAGAGCTGGTCGAGATCCCTCAGCCCAGCGGACGGTCCAAGCGGGAGTGGAAGCAGCGGCGCGAGCGGAATGAAGCGCTCGATTGTCGGGTATATGCCGTCGCGGCGCTGGATGCTTTGCGGGTTAATTTCGAGGCTCTGGCTAAGAACTTCGAAGGCCAGGTTGCTGCTGCCATAGAAGCTGCTAAATCGGGCAACGGGCAAGCTAAATCGCCTAATCGGCGTCCTGGCTGGGTTAATTCCTGGCGATAGTTGACAGGTTTTTTGATTTCGCGCTAAGCGTGTGGCGTGAGTCCTCCACGGCCAACGGTCGAGCCGCAATCTCTGGTTGCCGGCGACACGCTGCAATTCGATAAAAGCTTCGATAACTTTCCTGCCAGCGATGGCTGGGCTTTGAGCTATGCGCTGGTTAGCGTCGGCGTGGCCCCAGTGAATATTGCTGGCGGCGTAATCACTTCTACGGGCGCTGTCTTCAATGTGAACGTGCCTGCGTCTACTACAGCCGGCTGGGCTCCCGGAAAGTATCTCTGGGTAGCTTATGTAGCCGGATCTGGCAGCTATGCCGGGCAACGGTTCAAAGTGGCCGAGGGCGCGATTGAGATCAAGCCCAATCCGGCGACGGCTGACAATACGACGGATTTGAGGTCACAAGCCAAGAAAAATCTGGACGCGATTGATGCCGTGTTGGCTGGGAAAGTGACGGCTGACGTCCAAAGCTACAAGATCAACGGCCGGGAGTTGGTGAAGATGCGGCCAAATGATTTGCTCATGCTACGGGGCTACTACGCGGCCGAGTACAAGAAAGAGCGGATCGCGGCTGGCGATCAGTTTCCGAGTTCGACTGTCGGGGCGTTCTTTGGGAGGCTCTCGTGAGGGCGCTATCTCTGACTCAGCCATGGGCTAGTGCGATGGCCATGGGCATTAAACAGTGGGAAACGCGCTCATGGTCTACGGGCTTCCGTGGCCTCGTCGCCATTCACGCTGCGCGAGGATTCCCTGGATGGGCGAGAGCTTTTGCTCTTGAGCAGCATTATGCCGGCGTTGGTATTCCACGTCCCGAAGATTTGCCGCTTGGCTGCATCGTCGCAGTTGGGGAGATTGTGGACTGCCGCAAGACCCTAAGCGTGGTATCGGAACTTAGCCAGACTGAGCAACTCTGGGGAGATTACAGCGACGGCAGATTCGCTTTTGGGTTTAAGCTGCTGCGCGTTATTGAGCCCTGTATTCCAGTGCGCGGCTCTCTGGGATTTTGGAGCATCCCTGACGAGATAGCAAAAGCCAATCGCCAGCTTTTGGGGGATTGCTGATGGCCATAGAAGCGCTGGATCTCAAAGACATTCGGCACGGCATGGCGGCGGCTTCTTCTGGGCCGGCTGCCGAGAGCGCGGCTTCTGGAAGCGCCGGCAAGCGCGAGCTGACTATGCCGCCTCAGCTCTTGCAGGCGCTGCAATCGGGCGGCTTTAAGTCGGCGTCGATGAATCGCCTGACAATGGATTGGGCGATAAGCATTCTCTCGGCTGATCAGGAGCTTTGGTCTGATCTTCGCAGGCTGCGCGCGCGGTCGAGGTTTCTCTGCAAGAACAACCAGTATGCCAGGAAGTTCTTGCGCCAAGTGGAGAAGAATGTCATTGGGCATGGCATCAAGTTCCAGGCGAAGGTCAAGAAAAAGCGTGGCGATGGATTGCTGGATGTTGTGAACGAAAAGATTCTTGAGGCCTGGAAGAAGTGGAGCAAGCCTGAGAATTGCTCTGTTACGGGCAAGATGTCACTGCCGGCGCTGGAGCGCTTCTGGGTTACCCAAGTGGCCCAGGACGGCGAAGTATTTGTCAGGAAGATCCCGCTGGCCGGTAATCCGTTCTTGTTTGCTTTGCAGTTCATCGATCCGGACCAGGTAGACCATACGTTCTTTGTTGAGCGCCTGACGAATGGCAACGAGATCCGCATGGGCGTGGAGGTCGATCCTTATCAGCGGCCCGTTGCCTATCACATCTGGAATCGCCATCCCAGCGAGTTTACGTCTTCCCCGCATGAGCGCATTCGCGTGCCGGCAACGGAGATCCTGCATTCGTTTATCCCTTCCAGGATCAACCAGACGCGCGGCTTTCCCTGGCTGTTTGCCAGCATGTGGGAGATGAACATGCTGGGCGGCTACAAAGAGGCCGAGGTTACGGCGGCGCGGATCGCGGCCTGCAAGATGGGATTTTTCGAGTCGGCTACAGGAGAGCAGTATACCGGCGACCCGGCATTAAGCACGGTCAACACGGATGCGAACCTGGCGCCGGGCATGGGGCCTCAGCTCATGAACGCCGAGCCGGGATCTTTTGAGAGCTTGCCGCCGGGCATGTCGCTGAAGCCGTTTGACCCGCAACACCCCAATTCTTCTTATGCGGCATTCGTGAAAGAGAGCTTGCGCGGGATCGCCAGCGGCCTGGACGTGGCCTATCACGTCTTAGGCAACGACCTGGAGGGCGTGAACTTTTCTTCGATCAGGGCTGGGCTGCTGGACGAGCGCGACACCTGGAAGATGCTCCAGCACTGGACGATAGAGGCGCTGTGCCAGCCGGTTTATTCAGCGTGGCTAGCGAATGCGATCTTGGCAGGCGCTCTGGATCTGGACGCGGCAAATATCGAGCAGTATCGGGACGGCGCGGCCTGGCACGGCCGGGGATGGGAATGGGTTGATCCCTACAAAGACGTGATGGCTTCGACGCTGGCGATTCAGAACGGCCAAAGTACGTTGACACGCGAGCTGGCCAAGCAGGGCCGGGACATCGAAGAGAGCTTGCGCGAGCGCAAGGCTGAGCTGGACCTGATAGCAGAGCTGGGAATCACGATTGGGACGGACGTGAAGGGGATCGCCGATACGGCAGAGGACGACCAGGCAGCCGGCGGCGAAGAGGCGGCGGACGAGAAGCCGGGGCAAGGAAAGGCAAGCACAAGCAAATGACGCTAATGCCATGGGCGTGGCCGAGAAAGGCAGTGACTGACTATGAGCTAGACCAGATAAAGAGGCTTTCGCGGTGCAGCTTGGGATTACAGGAGCGGTCTTTCATTGGGAAACTTGCAGGGTCGATGAAGAGGCCAAGTCTCAGCGATAAGGGAAGAAGGCAACTAGAAAGGCTTGTTCGGCGCTATCGCGGCCAGTTAAATTCTCAAGCAAACCCGCGAACTTGACAGGTTTTTTTATTTCATGAGATGAGCGAGGCATGAGCAAAGAGCGAAAAATCCCGGCAAGTCTGCCCATTCTCTACAGGGCGGCGACGTTCGACGACTCGACTATCAATGAGAAAGACCGGACGGTCGAGGTCTCTTTTTCTTCTGAGACGCCTGTCAGGAACTGGTTTGGGAATGAAATCCTGAGCCACGATCCGAAGAATGTGCGCATGGGGAGATTCAAGAGCGGCACAGCTCCTTTGCTTTTCAACCACAATCCAAACTCCCATATCGGGGTGATCGACAGGGCGTCGATTGATGACGACAAGGTAGGGCGGGCAAAAGTCCGCTTTGGCAATAGCCCTCTGGCCAGCGAGAAGTTTCAGGACGTGAAAGACAAGATCCTGAGAAATACCAGCGTCGGCTACCAGGTGCATAGCTACCTGATCGATGAAGACGATGATGGACCTGACGAATACACGGCGGACGATTGGGAGCCAATCGAGATCTCGATGTGCCCGGCCGGCGCTGATCCAACTGTGGGAGTTGGCAGGACGGTAGGAACTGAAGAGTTCCCGGTAACGGTCAAGCAGCGATCAAAAATTTCTGCGGCGGATGCCGCGAAGAAAGAGAAAGAGAAGGAGAAGAGAGAAATGGCCACAACCGCAGTTATCCCTCAAGTGGAAGTTGACAAGGCGCGGCAGGAAGCCCAAGAGGGCGAGCTGCGGCGCGTGCGCAACATTTCTGCCCTGGCGACTGAGTATCGGGAGTATGTGAAGCCCGAACAGGAGGCCAAGTGGATTTCCGAAGGCACGGACGAACGCGACGTTCGCAAGGCCATCGGCGACCTGATCATTGCCCGGCACAAGCCCGTATCTGGAACGCCGGC